GATCATCTATAGTTTCTACAGTCTCTATATCGACATTAGATTGTGTATGATCATCTATAGTTTCTACAGTCTCTATATCGACATTAGATTGTGTATGATCAACCATATCTAAGATATTTGTGTTAAAAGTGACTGGATTAAGTGATATAAGTTCGTATATTGCTTTATTCATATTATTAAAATGTTGAAATAAATGTTGTAGTACTTCTGCTGGTGTCCATTTGTATTCTGGAATGTCGTGTATGTCATTTATAGATAAAGAAACGTCATAAAAACAGTTGATAATATCTCTTAACATAGCATGCGTACATTTAGTAAATTCTAAAATAATATCCATACGTCCAGGACGAATAAGTGCTTTATCTAATCGTTCAGGGTAATTGGTTGTAATAAATAGAACACGACCTTCTGTTTCTAAAACACCATCAATAACATTTAATATAGAACTTAATGTTGGTTGTTCATTATCAAAATCGTTCTTATCATCATTACGTGTTTGTATATCATTTTCAAAAGTATATAAATCATTTGCTTTATAATTCCGTGAGATAATATTATCATCTAAATCATCAATGTCTTCAATAACATACATCCGTTGATGAATGGGTATGCGGACTTCTTTATTCGTCAGTTCAATGCTTGAATCATGAATAAGTAATCTTTCATCAAAAAATAGACTTTTTAATTGTTTTACTGTATGTATTCTGGATAAAGATATGTTGATAATATGTCTATTCAACTCGTTAGCGACAGCTTTAATGGTAGATGTTTTACCAGTACCAGGTTCTCCATATAAAAGTGCTCCAAAGGTGTATGGAATACCACGGTTATCATACCATTGTTTATTATGTTTGAAGAAAGTTATACGGTTTCTAAATTCTTCTTGTTGATGATGAAACACGTTATGCAAATAGCGATTGGATTTAAATGGATGTACTGAAAATTTCAATTCTTGTGATATACTATTCTGATGTTTTTGCAGTGATTTTTGATAAACTTGATCGAAAAAGTATAATCCATGTTCTAATTGATTTTTAGTTTTTATAACATAATTTTTTCTAATCTCCTCAATATAATGTCTTAATGTTGGTACATCTTTAGTATCTGACCATATTATAAATTCTACAAATTCTACAGTATCTTTATTCATGCGTGTCTGAAGAAGTGTAAAATGAATATCATCACCGATTTCTATATCTTCAGATGTATTGATATACTCATTTAAATTATCAATATAGATATGTGTTGTATTACTAATATTGGTTACATAATCTAATATAGCATCTGCTCGTATCCATTTATCTGATGTATTATGTTCATATTTCCTTGTTATTTTTATTTGATAACGTGGTTTAGTAGTAAGTTGTTTTGTAAGTGTGTGTGTATTGTCTTTGTTATTAAAATAGTTTTTAACATAAGTATTTCCATGTGTTATGATATTTTGTATAATACCTGTCCCAAGTTCGAATACACTTAATGCAACAAGAGTATAGATAATATCTTGTCTAGCCGATACTATTAAATTAGCTTTAATATAGTCTATTAAATTGAACATTCTATTACATTAATAAATATTTCTTTTTATATATTTTATGTTTATATATAAACCAGTCAATCAAACAAAAGTATTTAAACGAATTGATGATTCCATCATTAAACTATTTCATCACGCATCCCTGTCGATAAAAACTATATACTTTCAATTCTTCACGTGACAATTCATTTAATCTATAAAATTTATCAACATATTTATTATAATGTGTATTTATAATGGTAAAACAATGCAAAGCACCTGATAATGTTAAAGATAAAGCACTCTATTGTAAAATTAAAGAAAAAGTAAAAAAACGTGTTAAAGTATGGCCTTCTGCGTATGCTTCTGGACAAGTGGTTACTGAATATAAAAATGCTGGAGGACGCTATATTGGCGATAAAGAAGAAGGAGATTTAGCACGATGGTATAAAGAAAAATGGGTCAACGTGTGTCAAACTGATAGTAAAGGTCAGTACCTACCTTGTGGTAGAAAAGAATCTAATCGCAAAAAATATCCTTATTGCAGACCATCCAAACGTATTACATCAGATACCCCTATGACTGCTGACGAATTCAAAAAGAAATATGGAAAAAAAGAGTTAGAAAAAATGTGTAGTAAAAAAAGAACGAAAGGGTTACCCATACAAGGGAAACCAACACGTATACGTAAAGATTGAATTAATGTTATATATATAACATTAATTTTGTTTTTGTACCTTCAGTGGATACTGAATTCATAACATTTGGTTCCGAAGTCTGTTTTTTATATTGATATACGATGCCATGTTTTAGTAGATTTTTACATCTATATAAATTACACTTCTTCTACTTCATCTGCCCAATAATATCCACTATCCATTGTCATTGGATATTCCATATCATCTAATGACAATGGTTTTTTATATGCTTTAATAACATCTATCCATTTTTTTGTATCTCTAGTATTTTTTACAGAAACTGCATCACTTAATGTAGGAAAAATCATTGTATTATCACTCACACACACCGTATCATCATTATCACTATCGCTATCACTGTCATACTGATTCAATAAGACATATATGTTTTGTGTATTTGAAATATCACTCTTTTTTGGTTGTTCGATATGCTCATGACTGAAATGATATGTATTGCCATATTTACACTCTCCTTTTGTAAAAAATACACATGGTTTTGTTTTAGAATACAATGTTGGTGTCATACGAATGGAATGGTCATCATGAGAAGACACGGACCTATTGTTGATAGTAGTGCATAACTCATCTTCAGAATGTGCAAACTTACAGTCAGATGCATGTTTACACATTCCGTGTTTAAAAAACTTGCAATACTGAGTGTTAATCATTTTATATAATTGAGTGTTGTTCGATTGAATGTAGATTTGCTGATACTTAGGGATAAGTAAACACACGATTCAATTGTAGAAGTAGTAGTATTGTTATAAAGTAATTTCTGATTTATGTTTTACAAGACTACAAAAATTCAATTTTATATAATTCTTAGCAATATGACTTTTATGTTATAGAATTAGAATAGTATCTAAAAATTAGTTGTGTATAGATAAAGTATAATGTGTGGAATATTAGGGTATTATTCAAACAATGAGATTACAATAGATATATTCAATCGTTTAAAAAACGGTATGACGCATATCAAGAATAGAGGACCAGATTATACAGTTGTAAAAGAATTAGAGAATTGTGTATTGGGATTTCATCGGTTGTCAATAGTAGGAACCGATGAACAAACAAATTGTTTGCTGCATAATAGAGAAGAAACAGTCTGGATGACATGTAATGGAGAAATATATAATTACGAATTTTTATATGAGAAATATAAATTTACCAAGATGACATCGAGTGATTGTGAGATAATTATTCATCTATATGAATATTATACAGAAAAAGGTTATGATTTAGTAGATATGATAAATGAATTAGATGGAGTATTTGCATTTATGCTATATGACAAAAAAAAAGATATAGTATTTGTAGCACGTGATAAGATAGGAATTCGACCACTGTATTATTTAACGATGGATGGTTCACTCATTGTAGGTAGTGAAGGTAAAGGATTAGTTCCAATATACGAATACTATGCAAATCTATATAGTGATTTTACAAAAATTCGACAAGTACCACCAGGAAGTTATATACTATTAAAGAATAATCAACTTACATATGTAAATAAATGGGATGTGTATTCAAATAATGGACTAATTAAAATCCATGGAACAGAAAAACATCATAAGAAAATGATACATGATTTATTAGAACATGCTGTCATAAAACGTTTTCAATCAAACAGACCATTAGGGTTTTTATTATCAGGCGGATTAGATTCTAGTTTAATAGCATCTATTGCATCACATCACATGAAAGAAATAACAACGTTTAGTATAGGATTAGAAGGATCACCTGATTTATATCATGCAAGAAAAGTAGCCGAATATATAAATAATGTAGAAACAGGACAAGATGTACCAAATCATCATGAAATTATAATTACTGAAAAAGATATTGAACTTGCATTACCAGAAGTTATTAAATGTTTAGAGACAACTGATATTACGACCATTCGAGCAAGTATTCCAATGTATTTATTATCGAAATACATATCCGAAAAAACGAATATCAAAGTGATATTCTCAGGAGAAGGTGCAGACGAATTGTTTGGAGGATATCTCTATTTTCATTCAGCACCGAGCTTGTATGAATTTCAAATAGAAACACATAGATTAGTAAATGAATTGCACAAATACGATGTATTAAGAAGTGATAGAACCACTGCTCATTGGGGATTGGAGTTAAGAGTTCCCTTCTTGGATAAAACATTTGTAGAATACGTGTTACATATGGATCCATATTGGAAAGCACCATCTACTTTTGAAATGGAGAAATATATATTACGAGAATCATTTAACGAATATTTACCAGCAAATGTCTTGTATCGACAAAAAGAAGCCTTTTCTGATGGTGTAGGGTATTCAAGTGTCGCATTGTTAAAACGATTAGGACTAGAACGATATGGTAGTGAAGAAAATATGTACAACTCAATATATAACACTTTCGGATATGGTTGTATAGAAAATACTACTACACACTGGATGCCCAAATGGAATGATGGTGTTACAGATCCATCTGCTACTTGTTTATCAGTACATAAAATAAAAAATAAATAATTCATATTATATTCTTGTTTTTTATTAATATAATATGAATGGTGAGATGGATATGAAAACTGTACTTGCCGTAGTAGCACTTATTGCTGTTGGATGGGTTGTATATAACAATTGTCAATGTTCATGTAACAAACGTGAAAATCTAGAAGTACGACGTGTTCCAAGTACTGGATGTAGTTGTGGTGGATGTGAAAGAAAATGTTATGAATTAGCAACTACTGGCTCACTATATGGATGTAATCCACACGCACAACCTTATAGTCCTGAATTATGCGAACTTTCATACAGAAAATGTGCATTACATGGATGTGGTAGAGCTTAACAACTTTATGATATATCTTAAACCGATTAACGATAAGAATCAATAAACCACCCCACTACATGACATTGTTCAAATACTTTTTGGTGGATGTCCAAAACCCAGACAGTATCATATCAAGTATTTCCTGTCTTAATTTATAAGAAGTTGAGAAATCAGCATTGTTTTTCTTTTCAAGTTCCTGAGGTATTAGATAAGTGTCACAAGTAGTCTTTTTTATAATATCTATATATTATAAAAATCAATATATTTATGACGTGTTATAATGTTAACCTATCTGATTCATTTATGTATCGTCTTTCATGTATTTATCCGTTAAGTATATAGTTGCTAATAATGAAACTATCATAAGAATAAAACATGTTATATGAAATTGAATAAAAATTTCAATATATTGAAGGCTAATAATAACTGATATGGAGACATTTAATACGATTGCAACACAACTGATTAATGCATATAACGATGTAGAATATAGCGAATTTATATCAAAACGATATAGTCTTGCTATGCTCATGGATTATTATAAATGTTATACGAATAATGAATTATCTATGAACGAAATTGACAATATCGTGGCATTATTTAAAAATACTGTAAAGAATCCAGAAATTAGGAACTTGATAAAAAACTCAGGAGAAATAGACCATCTATTATTGGTTGTGCTACAAGTTATGAAAAATGTCTGTGATGGTACGCCTAATCTATTAATTTTTGTGCATAACGAA